AGCATCGGCCCGCGTCCCCGTCCCAACAGAGGCGTCCCAATAATAAACGCCACCATTACGAACATTAAAAACTAAGTCCTCGCCAAAGTTGTCCCCGTGCCACAGGCGCAATTGATTGTAAGCGCCCGCCGGAACTGTTGCCGCAGACCCCCATGTCCCACGACTCCATGTTCCAGCACCAAATCCAGTACCCTGCACAGCAGTATCCAGGCCCACGTTAATTTCATAGGTAGCAGTTACGGAACCCCCGCCTCCAGAGGCGGCACCAGATGAACTCCCCGCTGTCTCTACCTTGTAAGCATTGTCACTGACAATTTCCGTGATCTGATGGGTGATATTGATCTGAGCCGCCGTTACCCCAGAAGTGGTTGTGGCCCCAGCAAGAGTGACAAAATCATTCAGGACAGCGCCATGAGCAGTATCCGCAACAGTTATCTCGCCGCCAGAACTCGCTGTCGTGATGGGGTTGGAACCCAGGCTTGCGGTTCTTCGTATCGGCGTGATGTTATTAAACTCACCGCCCTCTTCGATATAGAATCTCTGGGAAGAGCCAATCGCCAAATAGTTGTTTTCGTCCAGGCTGATAAAATTAAGCAGAAACCTTATCTGCCCATCAGTGGCACTATTGCTATACCTTTCCCAACCACCGATCTTTTGCGGCAGCCCTGAACGAAATCGTATCTTGTCGCAATCAAACCAACGCCCATCTGAAGCAAATCGAGTCTGATCCCTGAAAACTCCAGCGGGGAATATCAGCTTCTGAAAGGCCATTATTCTTAACCCTGCTACTCAGGATCAGACAGAGGATCATAAGCGCTTATGTCATCGGTATTATTCAACGTACTCAAGTACGCCTCCGCTGACGGCGGCAAGTCCCGCAAGCTCTTCTTTTCGGCAGCCACCTCGGCCTTGCTCCACCCCTTTGGATGGACACCCTCGTCAGCCAGTTGATATTCAAGGTCAAGCCCAACCAGCTTGGCATTACGGGCACTGCGAATTTCCTCCAGTCGCTCCGTTCGGGCCTTTGGAATCCGCCACGCATGTGTCTTCAGATCATCTTCAGTAATTTCGACTACCAACGTGTTGGCTGCTGGTACAACCGCTTCCTTTGTCACGACACCGTGGATATCACGTTCGGCAGGGATGGTATTGTCCGAAACTACTTCAGCTATGATCGCGGCCCTTGATCCAGAATCACCAACCACGGCTACCGTGCCATCTGCATTAAGCATCATCTCATTCATTGTCGATTTCTCCAAAAAATGCAGCATAAACGAATGCCTGATCTTGAAAGGCACCGGCATGACTAACACAATCAATCTGAATCGCTTTTTTGTCTTGAGTGCCTGTGGGGAACTGCGTAAAGCCTTGGGCCGTGGTGTTGCCGTCAGCGCCTAACGCACAGTACTTATCGGTCTTAAAAGGTATGGCGAAATGAATCTCATACCTACCAGTTGCAACATCCACAATTTTCTTAACATTGTAACTTGCTTGGATCGAGATAGTTCCAGTACCGGTAAATAGTATCCACGCCTTAGCCCGCCCCAGATCAGGCCCCGCTGACAGATCACTGGCGAGACCCCTGACAACTTCGTTAACCTGTCTCTGGTCTGTGGCCGGAGCTGTTACATAACAATTTGCAGAATTAATTTCTGCTCGCAGGTCCCCCCACAAATCACCCCTTTCGGAGTTCCCCGAGTTAACCGTTGGCTGTGAGACGTTTACGAGACCGTCAAAAATATTAATTTTATCGGTCTGCGTAACGATAATCTTGCCCGTTAATGGGTCAATGGAGGTGTCTAGTATTGCATTTGTCGATCCCGACAGTAGAAAGGATTTCGCATCGTCTTCAAACATTCCCTTTTCCGCTTCATAGAAGGTGCGGACTTGAGAGTCTGATAGCTCGATTGCTATTAGTCTGAATAAAGAAACAGAACCCTGGTCTAAGGCAGCGGTCCCATCTTCTGTGGCCCCCACAGAGAGCCTTGCATTGGAATTGTCCAGATTTCCGACAGATGAATTTGTCACTGTGCTTTTGAGAACACCGTTGATGTAAACTTTATTGGTGCCAAACTCGCCATTCCAAACAATCACTAATTGGTTCCATACGTTCGCAGTATATCCGAGCGCACTATTATCTGTGCTGTTAGAGCCATCACCAATAAACGACCGTAACGTATGAGCGCCATCTGCTGTCGAAACAAAAATGTTCGAGCCGCCAGAGGCTACCGACTTCCGAGACCAAAGATATTGAACCCCAGAAGTTCCTGTTTTTTTGAACCAAATTATTGAAGTGAAGGGACCCGTGCCGAAATCGAGGTCGGCATCATAAGCGCGGTAGAGATAATTGGAGCTATCGGAAAACCCGCTGTAGCCATACACATCGGTGCCGCTCGACGCCACGCCCTCTGTCACAGAGCCATTGTCTGTTAGAGCATTGCTGTTAGCGCTGCGATCAACAGTTGCGGAATTAGATAACCAAATACCCCTTGTACTATCACCGTACAAACCGGTGCTATAGGTGCGAGAAACTCTTGCACCCAAGTAACTATCCGCATCATCCCAATCACTTGTGATGCCTAGAACTACATAATCAGCAGTGCCCGCCGCCCACTTAAATTCCTGTCCATACGGTTTAACATTAAACGTACCCGCCGTAACCGCTGTGGGATTATAGATGCCGATACTGTCGAAACTACGCAGCAAGTTACGCCCGTTTGTTGCCGTATAGTCTGCGAGGGTTGTCGAAATTTTGAACACCCGCATTTGCAGGGTATTCTGACCAGTCTGGAACATATAGCCGGAGGCAACCCCGGCAGCCAAGCCCGTGGTAGAGCCCCCAGTAGCTGAATCAAAAACACTCCCATCATCCTTAATAAGGCTAGATGTCACCGTCCCGGCCCCATACGAGACAGCGAAGGTCGGCATCGGACCGTTAGTGATGGGATCAAAGGCAGGTGTATCGTTGAAGCCAGCAGCCACCTGATTAACACTAGCGTTGCTCAAGGCTGGACTTCCGCTGGTCGATAAACTTCTGGGGTAACCGACAGTTCTTTCAGCCCATGCTCCAGAATGTGGGTCGATGATGCTAGTGCCATCCTCAGAGCCCACGATAATGTAGCCCATGCAAGCAGCTATAGATGTTGGCGTAGCATCGCCGCTCAACGTAACCGTTCCCAGAGCCGACGTGGAGATTGCGCCCGCTGTTTGGGCTGTTAAGTCCCAGATATTAACCTGAGTGTCGGCCCCCGCATCTTCGACAGTAGCCAGCATCAAGCTGGAGAACAACGATGCCTTCTCCCAAAAGCCATTCCACGCCCTACCATCCACCGCCGGACCAAATATCGTTTGATCAACGAAGGTGCTGTTGGTTTCAATAACTCCTGCAAAGGCCCGTTCAGCATCAGCGCCAAATCCTGTTGCAGTGCCATTATTCGTAATGGTCGCGCCGCTGTTAACGTCAAGGGTCGATCCGGACAATACGTTGAATGTATTGGCCGTCATGGTGAAGTCTTCAGCACCTGCGATATCGAACCGGATGGTGTCGTCGTCGTCACCGCCCTCTTCTACCTGTATCTGCGTATCGCCATCTTGGTCTGTAATTTTTACAGAGGACACAGCAGTGCGAACAGCAGCACCGGAACCGGCCCCATCTGCATAAATCCAGGCAGTTTCACCATTTTGGACAGTGGCATTCGCGCCAGTCCCTTGCGAAAAGATCGCATTACGATTGGCTGATAAATTGTTATAGACCAGATACGCCTTATCCTGATCGTTTGGCGAAAGCGTGATCGTGTTATCACTGCCAAGATCGCCGCCATCTCCAAGCACCAGTACACGATACATACCATCGGTCAGCGTACCATCCGTGGTGGTAAGGGTCGTGGTTGACCCGGTCAATGTCAAAGCACCGACGCCACTGATGGCGCGGTCAATGATATCCATATTGGTATTGACGGTGCCACCCCATGTACCGGATTGATCTCCGGTATCCATCTTCTCAATACCCTGATTCGCTGTATATGTACTTGTCATTTCAAACCCTTATCATGCAGCTATTTCTGTCCAACCCGGTGTTTGCGATCCATCCACTGAGGACCAACGCGGAGTTTGAGAGTCATCTATCCCAGCCCAGCTTGGCGTTTGTCCATCATTAACCAAGAACCAATCTATAGTTCCCACCGATGCAGTCGCGGAAATTCCAGTGATCTCCACCCCTATCCCAACACCAACGGAACCAACCGAACCTGTGGCAGCAATCCCTGTAACAGGAATGCCCAATTCCACAACTACAGAGCCAACACCTCCACTTGCAGCAATTCCCGTAACCGGAACGCCTATCCCGACAACGACACTGCCAACACCCCCGGTGGCAGCAATCCCCGTAACTGGATAAGCGGTTTCTATTACAACGGAGCCAACCGATCCTGTGGCCGCAATCCCTGTAACAGAAACGGGCCCCGGCTGACCCCACGGCCCATCACCGTATCCTACACGACCCCAACCGCTAATAGAGGCCATCCTAAATTACCTTATGCAATACGAATGATTGCGTCTGTTGCACTTGCTGTCGGGAACTGAACCGTGAACGTACCAGCAGAAACCGTCTTATCCCCGCCGAAATCCAGAACGATGATTGCTGGATTGGTTAGGGAGATCGAAGTTGTATTGGGCGCAGTGTTATAGATCAGCGCACCCCGAGCCGTGAATGAAGCCGTCGCCCATGTCGCATCAGCAAAGTCAACGTAGGCAGTCGTACCGCTTGTGGTCGGGTCTACCTTGGTCAAGGCCAGACCTCCCGCCGTGTATGCAGTCCCTGCCGTATTGGTAATTTCATTTGTGGAGGCATACGCAGTCGTTGTTGCGCTCAGACTTGCCGTGCTTGTATACATCGCGATTTTCATCGCATCTCCAGAGGACAAATCAAAGTCATGTGCCCCCAACAAAAGCTCTTTCTTGAAGGTCGTGGCCATCGCCTGGGTAATTGCCATCTTTAATAACTCCTAAGTAGTTCTGCCAGTTCCGAATAACCGCCCCTGACGGCCAACTGAACACAGGTTTCTCTTTCTTCCTGCATCGCCTTTAAGACATACGCATGTACCACAGCTTCCAATTGGGCACGAAAGGCTGCGGCCTGTTCTTTAACTTCCGGCGCTGCGCTTTCGCTAACTTGCACAATCTTATTGCAGCAAAGCGTGGTGATCTGCTCCGCAGAAAGACCCCCGTTGACGCTGGTGACAACAGTCGGTGAGCCAATACCTCCCTCTACCGTAAACATCATCCGGGCCTATAAACGGGATTGCCATTTCTATATCCATCGCGCCTATCGCTATGTTCTCCAAGCATCTTGGCCTGCATAAGAGCCTCCTGATAACGGCCCAAATACATCTGCATGATATCCTGCTCACCCTTCATAAAGGTGTAAGCCTCCACCAAGCAGCCGTATAACAAAGCCTGTGGGATATTGTCCCCAAGCCAGGTATTTGTATTGCTTGATGAAATTCCAGTTGGCCTGTACTTGTAATGAAGTTCCATCGTGTACGCTGCGTCAGGAACTGGAGAGAGAACAAATGTTGTGTCGTCAAAATGTGCGTAATGCTCTGGCTGCCCCGTCGTATCGGTATCCGGATTTGCCTCCCGCATAAAAGAGACATCCTTGGGCAACAGATAGGAGTAAACATTCCCGGTACTAATAAGCGCCAGCGAATGAGACGCGAGAAAATCAGACGGCTTGCCTAGATAGGAATTTGAGGCCGTCGTCGTGCCCGTAGAATTTTTCCGGAAATACGGGAGATCAATATCAAAGAGAATACGAAGCTCCGCCTGATTGATGAACTCATCAATTTGATTGACGAAGGTGGTCTCGTTGTTCTCCGTATAATCCTTGATCGCCTGTACGAGCGAAGAATAATTCATGGCAATCCCCGCTAACTTATCGACACCGTGACGGTGCCGACTTCCCCAGTCGCCTGCATACTGGTCTGCGTAGAAAACCCATATAAGGCTGAAAGGCCATTGTTATCTCCAACCGGGTCCCAGTTCCACGCGATCCTTCTCTGCTCAAGCACATTCGTATCGGTTCGGGTAAACGGAAGAGTCTGCGGATCGTTTATGGGGAACTCCCCGAGAAAATTCTGTGGCTGATCCTCATCAAGCATTGCTCGGGAAACTCTTAACCCCGAATCCTTGCCATCCACGATCTGTGGGTAGAGGTCCCTCAGCTTGAAGGTAAGGCCGCTACGGTCACAAATTCCGAGAGCGTATTTCCCAACCGTTCTATTCGTCATATCACAACCACCCGTAGCCGCCAGGAACAAGCTGTATCGACGCCTTTACCCTATCTTCATCAGCGGCATAACCGAACTGTTCATCATAGACCGCCTTCAATAGCTGGGTTCGCTGCCCAGTTTCCGGCCTTTTCATGGAAACATAATAGGCCAGCCCTGCGGTAAGAGCGGGTAACCAGCGATCCGGGGCGTCATAGGTGTTGGTCCCTGCCGTTCCCGCATCCTGTATGCGCCTGATGCGCCAGTAAACCAGCGTATAGGTTTCCGCATCATCAGGCACCGGCCACAATGTATACTGAGGACTTGTCGTCCTCTGGATATAAATCTGGAGAGGCTTACCCTTCTGTAACTTGTTCGGTAACTGGGCATAACTCATGGGAGATATGCGCGTTACGGACGTATCAGCCTGATTGTTGGTTTCTCCCGCACTTGTACGGATCATCTGATCGAGAAAATCAATGGTCCCTGGCGGGAAGTCATAAGTCTCTGTACCAGCGGTAATGGCCTGCGTGCCCTCTTCGATTGTCCATAAATTCAGACCGCGATTAATCCACTCAATGGACATCAGGTCGAGACTGCGCCTCGCCGTCTTCAAGTCGTAGCCGCTCCGCATCTCCAGACCGGCACGCTCATAGGCCTCCTCACAGATATCAACGATATCCAGAGTAAAGTCACTGGTGCCCGAAGTTGCCATCTAGGCGTACCTTTTCTTCTTTATCTTTTTGCCAGTTTTCTTGGCATGTTTCTTCGCAGCAACCTTCCCCTTCTTGGTATAGGGAAACTTTTTCTTTCCAACGACTGGCATAACGATCCCCTCTTCACATCAATAATCGATTTGAAACTCACCGCTGAGACCAGTATCGGCAGACCCATTCACGCTCCAGATTTTAATGTGAACCTTGGTCTCACCAAAATTGGTCTTGATATCAAAACTTACTTTCTCTCCTGTTGGGGTGTCATCGTACTCCTTGCTCCACCCTTGGGAGGAAGAAACCTTTACATTCCAATAGTATCCGGCAGGGCTGGTTATGGTCCCACTGACATCAACGGTCGTGCCAACGGTGGTGTAATTCTTGCTGTCCTCCCACTCGCCGCTAGAATCAAGCGTGAACTTCATGGTGTCCGTAGAGCCTATGAGGCCATCCGGCAATTCATTATCCCACATTACAGCCATCAGCACTTCCACCGCTTTCTAGCCTGACGCAACCTACTATTAGGGTTCTTGGCCGCCTTCGGAAACTTCTTCATTTGCCCAGCCGACCTTGCACAATAGCTTTTCCGCCTAGCCTTACGCTTTCCAGTAGGCTTCTTTTCCGTAACAGCAGTCTGCAACTTGCTGCCAGGATTTTGCTTGCGATACTTGGCAACACCCTTCTTTGTAAGGCCAGCCCCAGACTTGGTTGGCCTCTTATGGCCCCCCTTAATAGTGAGGCCCTTCGTTCCAGAACCCTTTCTTTTAGAAGAGCTAGCCACAACAACTCAGAGCCCTGCTTTTTTAGCAAGAACCCTATCCACCTTCTCTTCAAGGCGATCAAACCTCTCCAGAATCCTGTCAAGGCTCGCCTCAACCTCCGGCTTGGTAATGTAATTCTTGGCAATCTCCTCCCTCGTATTGGAAATCTGTTGCCGGATATCGACAATTGACTGAGACATGCCACGAATCCACCAAAAGAACGAACCGACCGCCCCGGTCAAAACAATATTCCAGATCAAAGCCGATTCTTCCGGCATACGAGAACTCCTCATCAAGAATTTGCCGGTCAATCGTAATATTTAACCGCTCGAATCATTATCTCGTATGCGTCTCCGCTGGCCTCGGTGCCCAGAGTAGACAGAAGGATGTCCCCATTGGGGTTTGTCC